CCTGGCTGCTGACATAGAGACGGGTGATCGAGACCCGGTAATTGTCCCACATGCTCTTTAGCATATCGCGGATTTCGGAGATTTCACCCGAACCCGTGGCGGTCAACTGCGTGCCCGTTCCGGCGGTTCCGGTCGCCAGCGTCTTGATATAGGCGCCGTTGCCGCTGTTGTTCCAGGTCTGGGTGACCAGGCCATCATAGGCGGTCGAGTTCTTCGACCAGTTGCCGGTGATGGCGGTGGCCGCCTGACCCGTTCCGAGGAGCGGAGCCGAGAAGGTCGCGGAGTTGATCGTGGTGATCTTCTCCAGCTTCTCCGAACCGGCCGTGCCAACGAACCAGGCATAGCCCGCAGCACCTGCCACGGCCGCGACCGAGCAGGAAAGGGTTTGACCCAGCGTGATCGCCTGCGTGGCCGCCGCTGATTTGGTGGCCGAGCCGCCGTTCAGCGTGAAGGCGCCCTGGCCGTCGTTCGAAGTGACGGAGACGGGGGTCAACACGCCGCCCGCGAGCGAGGCATTGGCGAGACCTTCAGCCGTCAGCGCGACGACGATCACCGAATAGGTCGTCGGCGCGCCAGGCAGGGTCGCACCCGAGCCGCCGGCGGAGAGCGTCGGGGTCGGGGTGGTGCCCAGGTCGAGCGAGTTGTTGCCGAACAGCAGTGCCGATTCCTCGATCGTCATCAGCTTGTAGAGGGCGCGAAGCTGGATAAGCGCCTCTTCGTCTTCGAAGCCGACGGCGGCGAACTTCGCCTCATCGGTCAGCGAGTCCTCGGTTCCCATCGAGGCGTAGGTGGCCGACTTCGCGGCAGCGCTATAGGTGATCGAACCGGTACGGCGACCTTCGGGCACCCAGCCCATGTTGTTGGGGGTGTTGGTCAGCGCGTTGATCGCCTTCCAGTTCGCGGCCGGACCCGGCTGGGCGAGAGAGGTGCGCTTGAGGCTGTTGCGGACCGGGGTGATGACCGGGTTGAACAGCAGCGAGGGCGAACGGAGGTTATAGGCGGTGAGGCCGGTCGAGATGGTGACGGTCTTCGCCAGTTCATCCGTCGCATCAGCAGCCAGCGCGGCCTTGGTCAGGTCAAGGATGCTCTGGGCCTGGTCCGGCGTGGTGAGGCGCGCATGGATGCCAGCCTTCGACATGATGTCATATTCGCCGCCATTGAGCAGCGTCGCGAGTGCCAGAGCGGCAGAAGTGATTTCAGCCATGGAGGCCTCCTTTTGAGGAATCAAAAAAGGCCGCCCGGAAAGGGTCGGCCATAAGGGGAGAGGGTGAGGGGAGGAGTGGCGGGGGTGCCGGTGCCTTGGGCCGGCGGCGAAGGCGGTTACCGGTCAGCCCGGAATGGAGTTGGCGATCTGCTGGCGCCAGGCGAGCTTTTCGAGCGCCTGGCTACGCTCTGGGCCAGCCGGCATGGCATTGACCTTTTCGAGCGTCAGTTCGTCCGTGGTGGAGCCGTCCGTCTTGGAAAGGGACTGGTCCTCTTCCTTGCTGACGGCGCGAATGATGCCCTTGGCCAGTTCCGGCCGGGCCTTGAGGTCTGCGATTTCCGCCGTGGCCTTGGCGAGGGCTTCGCGGTCAGCGGCGCGATCGGCGGTCAACTGCTCGACTTGGGAAGCGAGGGCTTCCACCTTGGGAAGGGCGCTATCGAACGCCTTGGTCAGGCGATCATTCTCCGCTTCCAGGGTAGCAGCCTTTTCTGCCGACGTGTCGCAAGTCGCGCCCAGTTCGACGGCATTGTCGTGCATCGATTGGATCATCGCGGCATCGCCCTTGCTGTTGCGGGCGCCGGCCTTTGCCATGAGGTCGTCATCAGCCTTGACCAGATCCACGATCGCTGCGGCAAGTTCCATCGCCTCATCATCCGCAACAGGCTCGATGACCAGATTGAAATCTGGCAGCCGCGCAGTGACCGAAGCAAGCAGTTCCGCGACTTCCTCATTCGCCATTTCGATGATGAAAGCCTTGATCTTGCCGACCAGATCAGCCGCCATCTGCGGCAGCTTGGAATCGGTGTCGTTTTCGGCCTGCTCTTCCCAAGCCACGTCCGAGAGGATCGAGCCGAAGCATTCGAGGGCGCGGGCGGTACGCTCGATCGACCAGAGGCCTTTCTGGAGCAGCGGTTCATCGCCCACCGCGGCGGCGATCTTGCCCAGTGCGGCAGACGCCTTGGCGAGGTCGCGATATTCAACCGGGCCGTCTTCGGGCGCGGTGGCGGCCTTGGTGATGGCCTTGCTCGCCTTGTTCAGCGCGGCATCCAGCGCGGCAGCAGGGTCCGCCTTGGGTTCTGCCTCTTCGTCTGGGGCCAGCTTCGCCAGCGCATCAGCGGCGTTTTCGCTGATGAGGTCAGCGCGGGCCTGCGCGACGAAATCCTTGGCCTTGGCGTCCCCGCCGGCTGCCTTCGCCATATCTTCGGCGCGGGCCTTGGTGGCGTCGTTGCCCGGCTCATAAGCCTTGGCAAGGACGAACTCGCGCTCTTCCTCTTCGCCATCGGCCTTGATCATGGTGAAGGTGGCGCTGGGGTTGCAGGGCACGTCCACGATGGAAAGTTCGCGGACCGTGGGGGTGTAGCGCTTATGCGCCCCGTCCTGCCAACGCTTGGCATATTTGCCGCCGGGCGAGAAGCCGGTGTAGACACCCTCTTCGACCTTCTCCCATTCCTGATCGTCCACGATCTTGGCGACGAAATCGATACGCTTGGCGTCATCGTCAAAGCTGATTTCGGTCAGCTTGCCGGCGGCCTTCTTCATGTCATGCTGGGCGCGGACATTGCCCAAGGACTTGCCGTTGCTGGCCTTCTGCATGGAGTCCGACCAGGCCTGGAACTGCGCCTTGGCCGTGGCATAATCGCAGATTTCTCCGACCGCATCGGGGGTTTCGTCGAACGAGCCATAGACCAGACGCTGCACTGCGTCCGCCTTGGCGAGCGGAATGAACATGGCCAAAGCGGTCATGGCGTTCTCCTCTTGGGAAGGGGTGAGATGTTGGGGGTCAGTCTTCGTCGTCGGCGCTGGAATCAGCGTCGGGCATTTCGTCTGTCAGTACGGGGGTAACGGCACAGCGACAGTTCGGATGCAGAGGGGGATCACCACCATCGAATTCATCATCGATGCTGACGATCTCGCCATCCAGATCCTGGCACTCATCGCAGCAATCAGGCGCAGCAAGCCACTGCTTGCCTCCGACAAGCCCTGTAGCTTTCCACCCGGCAATGGCGCCCTGGCTATCGGCCATCGCCGTTTCGGTGCGGGCAATCGTCTCTGCGCGGGACCTGGAGAAAGCGTCGCTCTCCATCAATGCCTTGGCCAGTTCGTCGTTGGACGCGCCCTGTTCCATCGCCTGGGTGACAGCGGACCGGATCATGTCGCGGGTGGCTTCAGGAATGGACCAGCCCGGATTGTCGACCAGTTCGCCATCGACCAGCTTCTTGCCCACCAGTTCGGCCGCACGGGCCTGCGACCAGTCGGTGGCACGGGCCGTCATCTTGGCGAGCGTGTCCTTGTCGAACAACCCCATGTCCGAAACCGCATCCTTGCCGGCCGCAACCGCAACGCCGGTCAAAATTGGCTCGACAGCATCCGAGAGCGACGTCCAGTCCCAATCGATGTCATCGAAGGCCTGATCGATCCGTCCGGAATAATCTTCCGATGAAGGGTCAGCCTTGGCGAGACCGAGCGATTCTCCGAGTTTCGCCGCGATCTCCTTGCCCTTGGCGGAGAGGAACCGGGCGACGATCCGGGAGAGGCGCTTCTGGCGAACCATCTTTGTCGAGGCCGCCTTGGTAAGAACAACTTCATCCTTGGCAGCCTGTTGCGCGACAGGCGGTTTTGTCTCATTGCCCGGCGCGTTCGGGTCGGCAGGGTTGATTGACGGGTCTATTGCAGGGGCCGGGGGTTCCGGCGGGTTGACCACATCAGCCACCAGCACTGGACCGGATGCGGTGTAGATCATGGGCTTGGACCCGATGCCGTCGGGCAGCGGTTCCTCGCCGTTGCGGTCGCGCACTTCGTCCAGCGTGAGCGAGCCATTGCGAAGTTGCTTGTCTTCGATGTCCGCCTTCGTCTGAGGGTCGAATTCGCGATCCTCGACCCAAGAAAACTCAAGGTCGGGCCGCTGGAAATCCTCGATCAGGATGCGGTTCATCAGCCGGCGGACATAGGCCATGAGGTTGGCAAGGCCCGCCGCTTCCGCCGCCGCATGTTCGGTCGTCGCTGACCCGTGGCCCAGGCCAGCCTGTTTCATGAACGGCTGGGGTGATGTGGAGAAGGTGAAGCAAATGACCCGCGCCAGCCATTCATCGAACTCATCTTGCAGGGGAGGCTTGCCGATCTGGTTCCACTTGAAGCCGCCGGGCAGAAACTGGTTGATGCGCTTGTTCTCAGTGCTGGCCGTGATGAGGTTGTTCCACATCGTCTCGACCTGGCGGACCTGATCGGGCTGGACCCCTTCGGGCGCCTCGAAAAAGCCGTCCGAGATATTGCCGTGGGTGAAGAAGCCCTTCTGTGACTTGGCCCGTTCGATCTGGGTTTCGATCGTGATGATGATCTGCTCGACCCGCGAGAGACCATAGGCGTGGTCTGCGCGGACGTTCTGGGGGTGATAGAGCAGTTCCGCCGTGGTGTAATCTACCGCCGGGACGCCCTTCAACACCTGCTGATAGGCTGCATCGGGGAAGGCGGGGCGCCGGCCCGAATTGTCCAGAAGCGGCTTGATGGTCGCGCCGTCCAGCAGTTCGAACGAATAGGGCTGGCCGCCAATCGTCTTGCGCCGGTAGATGGAAACGGCATCCAGCACGAACAGTTGCTCAAGGAGAGCGCGCAGCCATTGCGCCCAATCATGCTCTCCATCGGGATATTCCAGCCTTGCCTGAATATCGAGAATGGACTGATCTACCGCTCCGCGGGTTTTCCCGACCTTCTCGCGGGGCTTGATCGTCCATTCGAAGGCTTCGAGCTTGTCCTTCTGCCCGTCCATGACGATGCGGAGCATGTCGCAATTCTTGGCGAGAGCCTTCAGCTTTGCGAAGCCGACCGGCTCCTCGGAGCGAGGCACATAGCTGAGGTTGTAGCCGACCGGATAGTCATATTGCCGCCCCTTGACCGATTCCGGCGCGATCGGGGGCAGCGGGTTGAGCGGCCCGAACCAGTCCTGGGGCGCGTTGCCCGTCACGGCATATTTGACCGCAGCGATGGCGCGGGCAACGATTCCACTTCCATCGGCCACAAGCATCTCCTGTCGGTCTGTCAGGCTGCCTGCCCCTGAAGCCGGTCGTTGGCCCATGCGAACCATCCGCCCAGCCCTTGGCCGTCGGACAGGTAATGCAGGGCCTGCGTGGTCGAATCGACGTCATCATCGTGGGCGGCGTTGGGGAAGCCGGTCAGCGATGCGACATAATCAGCAAGCCATGGTGCGTCCTGCGGCAGGAAGACGCGCCCGGCTTCGATGAGCGGTGTTACGGCATAGGCGCGGGCGATCTTGTCGCTGTCCACCTGCACCGGGACGATCGGCAGGACGGTATCCCGCTTCAGTTCCTGAATAAGCGACTGGCCCGACGCCTTGTCCTCCACCAACACGGCGGCGGGTTTGTGGCCAGACCAGAGTTGCGCGCCCTTGGAGCGGACCATCTGCTTGAGGTCCGGGAACTCGACCTTCTCTTTCCAGACGTCGAGCAGATAATATCCTGCCTCGCAGACCGCCCAGGTTGTGCAGACCGAGAAGTCGTTTTCCTTGCCCTTCTTGAAGGCGGTATCCCAACTCTGGACGATGCGCTTGACCGGGGGCAGGGCTTCGGGAGTGTAATATTTCCACCAGTGCGAGAGGAAGATCGCGCCACCGGCGGGAGCGGGGCGCTGTTGAAGCTGGCCTGCTGTCCCATAAATGCCGAGCGAGATTTCCAGCGCCTTGACTTCCTCCTCTCCCATTCGGGCCGGCCAAAGCAGTTCGCCCTGTTCCTTGCGCGGGTCTCGCGCCCAGACATGGGGGTGATCGGTTTCATAGCGAGCGGGCAGACAGAGGTGCGTCCATTCCCCACCGGTGCCGAGGATGTGGCCGATGAGGTCTTTTTCATGCAGGCGCTGGGCAATCGCCACGAAAGCGCCCGTCTTGGGATCGTTGAGGCGGGTTGACATCGTGCCGTCCCACCAGTCGATAACCTTCTGCCGTTCGGTCGCGCTGTTGGCGTCCTTGGCCGACATTGCGTCATCGACCATGACGATATCGCCGCCTTCGCCGGTCGCCGTACCATCTACCGAAGTGGCGATACGGTAACCGTGATGGTCATTCTCGAAGCGGATCTTCGTGTTCTGGTCACCTGAGAGGGTGAAGCGGTCGCCCCAATTCTCCTGATACCAAGGGCTTTCGAGGACGCGCCGGCATTTGAGGCTGTCGCGAACCGAAAGGCTCTGGGCATAGGAGGAGGCGAGGAACCGGACCTTCGGCCCCATCAGCGGGGCCGCGCCGTTGTCCTGTATCCACATCCATGGCAGCCAGGCCACCGACACAGAAATCGACTTCATGTGGCGCGGCGGGATATTGATGATGAGGCGCCGGATGTCGCCCCGGCTCACCGCCTCCAGATGCTCGCATATCGCATCGATGTGCCAGTTGGTGATGTAATCGGCCGGATCGATGTATCGCCATCCCAAGCGGATGAACTCGGCTAGGCTGCGCTGCGCCAGTTCCCGCTGGATGTCATCCAGGCTCGGAAGCATCGATCTTGCTGCGAATGGCCTCGAACTGGCGCAATTCTTCGACCGTGAGTGCCGCGAGCCGTGCCGCGCTTTCGTCCACGGTGCGGATGGGTCCGCCGCCGGGGCCTTCCAGTTCGAGCGACTGCTTGGGCTTGCCCCAGCCGAACTCCAGCATGAGCTTGGCCGCCTGGTTCCTGTCCGAGTTCGCCCCTTCCTTCATCACGGCGAGCAGCGTGTTGACGCTCTCGATCGTGTGTTCGCGGGCGATTTCAGAGAGGCTGAGGTGAACGATCTCACCATTGCGTTCGACAGGAATCGTCTTCTTGGGCTTGCCGCCGGGATTGCCGGATTGGCCGGGCTGGAACCGGCCCTTGATCGGCTCGGACATAAGATACTCCTGCCGCAGAAACGAGAAGCGCCCGACCACTGGTTTCAGTGTCAGGCGCATTTCGAGATATGGTGGCGATATACAACGCATTTCCCAAATGCGTCAATATGCGAAATTTCTACGTCATGGATGGTCTGAATGTGAATTGGCGGTTTCGCGCTCCGCCTCCTTCCAGCCATTGCACCATTCCACACCCAACTGGATACCAAGGATGCGATCAACTGGCGCGGCCAAGGTGTATGGGCAATCAATTATCTGCGTCCCCGCATGGAAGGCGCCCCGACCCTCGGCGCGGAGCAGTTTGCGGTTGCGGCCTTCTGCTTCAAAAGGGATCATCGCTCTTCCTTCATCATTCCGGCGGATTGATATCAGCCCAATGGGTTGAGGCTTCGATCAGGACGCAATCGCCATCCATCTCAGACGCATAGCCGCTATCCCATCCTTCGGCCGTCCATGTCGCAACGCTGGCGCCCGCCCAGTTCCACAGCAGGATCTGCCGCCCGTCCTTCCGGTCGTCAGGCATCGCGCCCATGGGCTGCCAGTTGATGAGCGGGACCGTAAT